TGAACATTAACTTCGTTGTAAGAGCAATTGGCACCGTTACGACACGCATATTCGGTGATTAAATCGTCAAGGTTGCTCGGAATTTGAATAGCGTTCGCCGTGTAGTGATTGCGGACAAACTCATGGAGCTGCGCCCACGATCCTCCGGGTACTTCAATCCCAGTTTCAGGAATGCGGTAATGCCATCCGCCGGGGATGACCATGTGTTCGTTCAGAACTTTGTAACCAGTGGTTTTGCTCATGCTTCAATCGTTTCGTCGTAGTAAATTGAATCTGCGTCCTTCACTAGCTTTTCCCACACCTTGTCCATCTTCGTGAAGCGCGGCTCTAAAACAGCAGTTTTGCGGACTAGATCAAGCAAGACTACAGCAGCGTCGGCCAAATCAGGCGATTTTCCGGTCCGTTGCTTCATCACGGTCTTGGATTCGACCGATATCTTTCGCTTCGAATCATCGAACATACGGGCGCAGAACTCTTGCAACGTCTCGATGTCCATGCCTCCTAAACGCTCCTCAACGGCCCATTTACGCATCGAGAACCAGAGTTCCGTTACCTTTCTATCGTAAGCCTCATTGCATGGCCTACTGTCCTCGTCGCTGACAGGAATCGTTGATGGCGAGCCACCGAACTCAACGCGATGAATTACGCCCCATTCGCGGGTCAAGATGTCAGCCAACCCACCGCCTTCACCGCTTGAATCCAGACCAAACTTGTCCGGTGGAACGCCGCGCTTGTTGCATTCCTCTTTAACCCGATTGGCTATCTGGTAATGCACCGGCTCCGTTAGCTGAGCGTTGACGGATATGTGGATGATGTCTTGAAAAAGTATGCTGACCTTGTCGTTTGCGGTGCCAACTTTGGCAAAGCGAAGGATACATCTGTCGCCGCCAAAGCCCGGATCAAGACCGGCAACGATTTGGACGTTGGTCGTAAACACCAAACTTTTTGTAGGTGTGTGCGTCTCGATCAGTGATTCGGACAAGACCGTCTTGACCATGCCGTCTGGCGACCAGAATCCGCGTGTGTACTTCCAAAACGTAGGGCTTTGCTCGCCCTCATGTCGCATAGCCGACAAGACCTGATCCTGAGTAATGAGGTACGGATACTTTGTGCGCCCCTCGCTGATGTTGGGCGACTTCATGCCGTCAAAGCGTCGGCACATCCCGCGTTCTGTTAGCCAATGCTGGTCTTCAATCGTTACGCTGCGCCAGCCTTTTGCCGGTGTACAGAAGCGTCCATGCGGATCAAACTTTGAGGCAGGGTTTCCAATGACCAACATCTTGAACTCGCGGCAACCCTTAGAAAGGTTCGTACACGCTTCGAAAGCCGCTTCAGGCGTATCCGTAGCTTCGTCGATAATAACCATCACACGCTCGGCGTGGATACCCTGAATGTTGGCCACAGCCTTCGATGTGTTGCCCTCGGCGACGGCGATAGCGGAAATTGAATGCCGGTCGTCTCCTTTGATAGCTTGAAGACTCATCTTCGAATCGACCATGTTTCCGGGGAATCCGCGTGATTTCCGAACAAGATCCTGAAGATTGGCCCACATACGCTTTCGGATCATCTTTGCCGTCGTAGACGTGAGAACAACGGTTGTCTTGGAGGGGTTTGCCAGCCACCAAACAGTCGCAAAGAGCGTCGCGCCGAAAGTCTTTCCGCTCGCACCGCAACCGGCCCATCCGACGTAGTCGTGTTCGCAAAGACCTTCGACTTGTGCTTCGAGCCACGGGTTCCAGCTCATCTTCGGCCATAACATTTTCGTGGCGTTACGAAAATGATCGAAAGTGCCTAGTCCGCCCTCATTCGGTTGGAGCCGATTTCGGAATGCGTAGAGTTCCAGTTCTAGGTCTGGAATCTTGACGGGCGAACGAATCCCGTACTTGTGGTCGATCAATGGATGCTCTGACACTTGCTCTGGCATAGTTTGGCCTTGCATTAGTTCTCGCTGGACTTGACGGTCTGGCAAAGGAAAAATATGCCGTCGCAACTTGTTTCTTCAACCGGCTGTTGCCAGCCTTGCGATACCGTTCCGGTTGTCGTGAACGTCCCCGGACCACAGGGTGCTGCGGGTACTAACGGAACGAACGGCGCTGCTGGCGTCAACGTGTTCAGCTTCACAACTGCGTCGTTTATAGTTCCAGCGTTTGGGTCGTCGGTCGTTGTTCCTCTTGCCGTAACTTCGTTTCTCCCAGAATCGGCTTCTGGACAGTTTTTTGTCTCAGTTCAGGGGTGCGGTTACTTGCAGGTAATGGACGTAACCGGACTCAATGTAACGCTTAAAAACCCGCTTGCAGGCGTTCTTGGAGTACCGAACGCAATTCCGACGACGGTAATAGCAACCAACGCGATTGTGACTTTGGCAGGTGCGCTTGGCGCTACGGGTGCGGCAGGAGCGTCTGGCGGAGCATCCTCCGCAGCGACGTACATTGTTCGAACTCCCGACGCATCGGTTCCGAGTGCGACGGCGCTCAATTCATTTTCATCTGGTTATCTCAAGACCCAAGGGTCGAGCGGATCTGGGTTTCTATCGACCGTTGCAACGGTTCCAGTGGGCGATATTAGCGGCGTGTTGCCGGTCGCAAACGGTGGAACGAACCTATCGACCGTACCTACCAATGGCCAACTGCTCATTGGCAACGGAACGGGATACACGCTGGCAAGTCTGACCGCAGGCTCAAACATCACGATTACTCCCGGTGCAGGAACGATCAGCATCGCATCGACGGCCAGCGGAGCAGCGTTCAACTACGTCACGTTTACGCGGAGGGTGACTGGTCTTGGAGCTGCAAATGCCCCGAATGTCAGTTCAACTTCGGCAAGCAATCCATACAGCACATCTGTTTACACGACAGCGTCTTACGCTGGCCTTGATTCAGCTTCTGGATTCACCGCTTCAAGCGGTCGGTTTACGGTTCCGTACACCGGATACTACAGAATAGACGCTTATTTCAATCTTGATGCGGTAGGAGCAACCGCAAACGTTACTGTTTTTATCAGAAGAAACGGCTCTGATGTTTTAGCGTCAAAATCATTCGTTGTTACATCCAGTGGATACAATCCAGTATCTCTTGTTTATATTGATCAAGCAACCGCTCTAACTGATTTTTATGAGGTTTTGATTGGTACAGATCAAAATCTTTACGTCGATCAAGGCTCCTCATTCTCTGTCCAACGGATTCAGGCTTAAGCCATGAGCGAACGCGCACCACGGCGGTACACGGATGGGTCTGTCACCTTTGAGGGTGGCATTGACGCTGGTGTGATGCCGTCTGAGGTGGACAAGAATCAAGTCGCCTTCGCAGTCAATGCCAGCTTTCGGCAGGGATTCATCTCTCCTCGACCCGGTTTTATTCAGAAAGATTACGACGTATGCTTGTCGATTACGGCAGACAGTACCCTCGTCACTGCGGATCAAACCAATGTCACGGCTGACGGCTACTCCGAGGAGTGCTATGGTTCTAGCAATTTGACCGGCGTGTTCCAGTGTGCGCTTCCATACATCGGCGACAATGGAGCGACGTTCATTCTGATGCTAATCAGTGGTAAAGTGTGGCTTTACGACTGCCTTCAGAACAGCGTTCAGAACCTTTCAGCTTCGCCCAATCTTGAGAACCCATCGAACATACTCGATGGCTGGATGGTTCAGGCTGAGAACTTTGTCGTCATTCAAGACGGTCAGAGCGCACCGCTGATCTTCAACGGATCAAGTCTGCGCCGCGCAACCACCGACGAAATCAAGTGCGGAAGAGTAATGGCCTACGTCAACGGACGTATCTGGTACGCTCTTGCAAATGGATTCTCATTCAGAGCAACGGACATTGTTTATGGAGATGGCACGCGAGCGAGTGTTCTCAAAGAAACCGAGAACACCTTCCTCAACGAAGGCGGAGACTTTGCGGTTCCGTCGGATTCAGGAGGAATCACTGCAATGGCCGTCCCTGGCGATCCAGATACGTCGCTTGGTCAAGGTCCGCTCCTAGTCTTTACTCCTCGATACGTCTTCTCGGTTCAAGCTCCTGTTGATCGTGATACATGGAAGAACCTGAGCTATCCGATTCAGGCTATCAGCTTGCTAACCAGCGGTGCGCTTGGCGCTAGGTCGGCCATTACTGTCAACGGCGACGTGTTCTACCGCGCAGTCGATGGCGTCCGCTCGTTCATCATTGCTCGCCGCTCGTTCACTGATCCGGGGAATACGCCGATCAGTGGCGAGATTCTGAACATTGTTGAGAACGATCAAACCAGTCTTCTGTGGTCTGGATCTGCGGTCGTGTTCGACAATCGATTGCTGATGACCGCACAGCCTCGGTATAATGCCCAAGGCGTTATCCACAAGGCGCTGATGGTTTTGGATTTCGACCTGATTACGTCGATGCGGAAAAAGTTTCCTCCCGCGTGGGCAGGAATCTGGACTGGACTCGATGTGTTGCAGGTCTTGAAGACGGAAAGCGTTTACGGCGACAGATGCTTTTCGATTGCTCGCGGCGAAAACGGAACAATCCAGATTTGGGAAATCAGCAAGGGCGATAAGTTTGACAACAACATTGCTGACGGAAAGAAGGAGATTCAGTGGCTGGTTCACACTCGCGCCTACAACTTTGAGATTCCGTTTGGATTAAAGCGGCTTGATTCGGGCGACATCTTTATTGATTCGTTGGACGGAGACACTTCTTTCAATGTCGAGTATCGACCCGATCAGTACCCCGGATGGATTGAGTGGGCAGACTGGGCCGAATGCGCGACAACTTTGCAGTGCCAACCTGCTTGTCCGCTGGTCAATTTCCAGCCGCAGTACAGGCCGAAGATGCGCTTGCCGACTCCTTCGGATATCCCGTGCAATTCAAGCATCAGCACACCGACTCGAAATATGTACGAGGTTCAAATGAGCCTGACAGTTACGGGATATTGCCGCATCAAGAGCATCCGAGTTCACGCTTACGACGTTCAGGAACCTGCGGTGGGCGAGTGCCTTGTTTTCGAAGGATGCAAGACTCTTGATGCTTGCGACGTAAACCCGTTTACCTACACATCGGAATAGTATGCCAAACCTAACCCTAATCACGCTTACACCTCCAAGTCTTCCGGTGAGTTATTGTCCGTTGAACTACCAGAACTTGGCCAACGATATCATCGGAGGCACGCAAGCCGTTTTCAACAGCACGATTGGAAACTCGTTCTTTAATTTTGGACCGACGTATCCGGCGATCAACAATCGGATTTATCCGTGGCTTGATGAAAATGGTCAGTGGTGGATTTTCGATCAGGGGTTCTGGACTTATAAAAACACGGTTGCGGCGAATGGTTATGATCGTCGCATCTTTGTTGGAACGACCACGGATCTTCTCTCGTACGACGGCGGTGATGGAACTTCCGGCACTCCGACTAATTACACCGGAGCGATGTGGATGGTTGATACCTCGTTTGACGCTCGATTCCCGGTCGGTGTTGGCGCTTTTGCGGCGAGCGGTGCGGTTGCCGTCAATGGAACCGCAACTGCCACATCAATCGTTGGCGAAGATCAACACAAGCTGACTGTTCCAGAGACTCCGTTCAACGAACACACGCATGGTGTTGCTCAGTTGATTGCTCCAGCAAACGACGATTATTACCTCGTCAACAAGTCTTGGAGCGGACTCGGTTCGTACCCCACACAGATCCTTCAAGGTGCTGCTGGAAGCGGTGGAGGCGGAGCTGGTCCAAGCATCACTACTGGCGACATTGGAACCACCAATGCCGACAAGACCGGCAACGATACCCAGAACGCTGTCGCCCACAACAACCTTCCTCCGTTCTACGGCGTTTACTTCATCAAGCGAACGAGCCGAATCTATTACACCAAATGAAGCTAATCGTTCAGGACATTCGCTCGACAATCGCCCGTGTAGTCGGCGTCTGCGTCGATGACCCTCGCGTTTACGACTACATCAATCAAGCGTGCCGACGGCTTCTGCACAAGGGATTGTGGGCAGGCGCGTACGGACGCTTCACTATCCACACCGTTGGAGGGTGCATCACTTGGCCGCGTCATATTGAAACCATCGAATCCGTGGCTGATTGCTGCGGCGTAGGAACGGTTCGCAATCAATGGTTCGAGTTTCAGGAAAGCGGATACGGACTGCTCGGCGAGAGCAATGGCGCGTGCGTTGGCAAGCAGCTTGTGGATCGTGGCACCGTGGTTTCTTACCGCGACATGTCCGGCGAGACGAATAGCTTCATCCGAGTCTATCCCGGTGACGCTTCTGACGTTGGCAAGACCATCACCCTGCAAGGTGTCGATCAGAACGG